CCTTGTTGCCAAACGTCTCAGTCGTCATCTTCGTCGTCCTGGAGCCGCCGGGCGTCGGCTTTCTTCTGGAGGCATTTGAGACACGCTTTGTAGGCCGGCTCGTTGAACACTTTCACGTGTTCCGCAGGATTCCCGTCTTGTTTGATTGGGGAACGGCAGTAAAAGCAGATCACCGGACGCGCCTCAGGAGTTCCTTGATGTCTTTTCGCATCTCATCCTGGTCTTTGCTAAAGTGGGAAAGCCTCTCCACTTGGACGGCCTGGAACTGCTGGATGCTAATGATTTCCTTGGTATGAGCCTTCACCGTCTCAACCGTTTGGTCCCAGGTATGGCCCTTGATGATATAAGCGACGATGATCCCGCCCACTGTGACAACAATGGGCCAATTCTTCAGAAACCGGCTCCATCCCTTATCATCCGAACGTCGTCCCTCGATCACGGCCAATCCCTCCTACCCGGCAATCATGGCCGGTGCCAATTCCCGCCAATCAGGGGCGGGCGCTCCTTGTCACTCGGCCTGAAACATTCTCGCCATGCTGGCGATACGCCCGGCAAGTTGTGCGGCTTGGGGAGTTCCAACGGGAGTGCGTACGCCCTGGGTCAAATATTTACGGCCAAATTCACTGAGGTACATGCGAGCCATTGTGGGAGGGGCTATAACGGCAACCGCACCCTTCACGGGGTTCGTGATGAAGAATATTCCTTGCGCGAAAGAGATAACGTTCTGCGCGGTCCCGGAGGGGTTTCCAGCAATCTTCTCCGCTCCATGCGCCTTGGAAGCCACTTCCGCGAATTCCTTGAGAGCGTTGAGGGTCTTCGTCGGGATAGCGGCGGACAACGTGTCCTCGCCATATTTTTTGAGGTTGCTTACGAGGGCTTGGCTTGGGTTCTGGTTAGCTTGGCCCTGAAAGAGCCGGTTCACGAGGACATTCTGGAGATTGCGGAAGTCTCCCTTGTTGACGGCTTTGCGTAGCAGCTTGACCTCCGTCGTTGCTCCCGGCTTGAAAACGGTATCTATCACGCGTTCAGGGTTCGCGTTGACCACCTTTTTAATATTGGAGTCTTCGGCAAGATTCTTTACCGCGCCGTGATACCAATTGGCCCTCTCCCAAGCCCTTTTGACTTCACCACCGGTGGAGATGGAATAATCCGCAATATCCTTATCCAATGCGGTTTTGAGGCGTTGGTATACGAATCCCTCAGGCGTTTTCTCATTGGCAATGGCGAGTTTTCCAAGGCGTTCCCGAAGGGACTTGGCCCCTTGGAAGGAAAGCCCCTCCTGCCTTAGCTTGGTCATTTCCGCGAGAAAGGATGAAATGCTGCCGACCTGGGCGGCTTTGGGCAGCTGCATCTCATTCTGAAGAAGGCCGTCTGCTGTCTCCTGAATATGGGTTGTAGGGACAACCGAGTCCTTCGGGACTTTTTGAGTCAAGCGATCATAAAGCTTGTCTCTCACCGCAAGACGTTGGATGTACTTCTTTTGAATGGCCCCCTGCACGGCCTGTCCCGCCGATTCTTTGGTTTCCGTTGAACCCACGGCTTGAATAAGGTTCTGCGCTGCATCCTCCAGCTGTTGGGCTTGTCGACCCCGGAACCGCTGAATCATGCCCGCTGAGAAGGGAATCTTATCGAGCATAGATTCCAAGAGGGCAAGGGGCTTGGAGCCCGTTGCTTCAGCGGATGTCAGATCCACGCCAAACTTATTGGCCTTTTCTGCGATCTTGGCGGCCTGGGCCGTTGCGAAGGGTGTCGTGAAAGCTTGTAGGCCTTTCTGAAGGACGGTCCCGCCCGCTTCCGCCATGAGGCCTTCTTTGACCCCTTGGACAGCCTCTGTCATCCCTTCGGCCAGACCCTGAGGCGGGGATTTAATGCCCAATACCTCATCAACACGGGCGGCGGCCCCTTTTCCAGCTGCGAATCCGAGCGCTCCGCCGGCCACGGGAACAACTGGGGCGGCGGGACCTGCCAGGGGCGCGGCGGGCGCGGCAAGAAGCCCGCCGGCCACGGCTCCGCTCGCCTCAAGCGCAGGGGTGTAAATCGCAGACGCCGCCTCGCGCAACGGCCTTTCTTGTGGCAGCTGCCCCACGTTCAGGGCGTTCATGGCCTTGGTCTGCTCTTCACGGGGAAGTCCCGCGAAGTCAGTATCTATGGCAATAAGCGCCTTTCGTTTTTCCTCGAAAGGAAGCGCCTGGAAATCCGGGTCTGCAAGAGCCTGATTAACGTCAATCGCCACCGCCAACCCCCCATTTCTTGAGCCATCCTGAAGCCGTGCTGACCATACCCTTGGGCTTTTCTTCTGCCTTGGGCGCGGCAGGAGCACCAGCGGACGGCGCTCCCTCTTTCCTGGCCGGACGCTTCGCTCTAATTTCGATGATAACGTTCGACGGGTCTGCCCCCTGCTGAACGGCTAATCGCCGATATTCCGCTTCACGCTGCGAGTGAAGTTCATCTTGTCCCGCATAGACGCCGTCCGCCGTGTTTAGGAAGTCCTGCCGTTGTTCCGGCGTCAGCTTCTCACCGGACAAGATTTTGTTGTACGTCGCACGGATAGATTCAGGAACACCACGGGCTTTTTCAGCCGTCGCGTACTCGCCCTCGCGTACAGTCGAGCCGGGGTCATAGAGCTTCATCAAAGAAAAGATGAGGGCCATATCACTTCCCGCCGTCGCATTGTTTCCAATGCTGACAATCCGGTTATAGGCGCTAGAGACCGTGGCGAAGTCCTTTGACTGACTGATGAATTCTTGACGTAAGTCAGATGCGGACTTTATCCCACGCTCCCGCTTCTCTTTTTCGAGCGCATCCGCGCTCTTAGCCATCTCGCCATGAATATCCGCCATCTTGAGGAGTTCTTCCTTGTTGTCGGGATACTCATTGAGAAGGTGAATCGTCGATTTCTGTTTGTCCCGGTCGCTCATGCCGGAATTCTCGATTTCTTGCAAGCGCTTGAAGAAGTCGGACGGCGGCTCCCCGTTATACTCGGGGATCTCAATCCCCGCCGCCGCTGAGAGCACGGGCCGAAACTGACCCCAAAGCATCTTTCGAGTTTCCTTCGGAAGATTCTTGTTCTCAAGGAGTTTTACGAAAGTATCAACTTTCCGTTCCGTCCACTGGTTTTCCATTTGCTTCTTTTGCATCTGCAACTGGTTTCCCATGAGAAGAAGCTGAGGCGTGGACTGTGCCGCCTGATTGATGCCGCCAAGTAAAGTCGGAAAAGGTTCCGCCATGGTCGTCCTCCTTATGCGACTTTCGGTTGTCGCATTGCGTTAAAGAGCAAATAGCTGTTGGCTGTATTTCCAATCAGCCCGCCGATGTCCCTAAGATAGCCAGCGCGATTCGCTGAATTCTGATAGTCCGCCTGGAACTGTCCGACACGCTGATTCTGATAAGGCGCAAGAAGGTTGGAATACCCCTGAAGAAGTCCCGCGTTGCCAGCCGTCGTCGCGCCAGGTCCATAGGACTGAGCGCCCGTCAAAAGTCCCAGTGCCTGTCCTCCAGGTGAATAGGAAACGGCGGGCGCATAGCCCGTCGCGATTTCCCCCCGTCGTTCCTGGTCTTCAAGAAGCCCATAGGTCCGCCGGAACTCGCCAAGCGCCTGCTGCGCGGGCGTAGAGGTCGCAACGGCCGTCTCCGGCGTGTCGCCATCCACCTTGTGCCCCATGCGGCCAAGGTTTTCTTTAAGCAACTGGAACTCCTGTGCCTTACGCTGCATGAGGCCTTGGGAAACAGGCAGTTCGCCCCTGAGCGCCCGGAGCGTGCGTTCGGCCTGTTCTTTGCCGATTTGATCCTGAATGGTCTGGATCTCCGCATAGCGCGCCTTTAAGGCCTCCACGGCCGCAGGGTCCAATTGGCGCTGTTGGTGCGCGGGAATGACTTCGCCGGCAGTCACAACCCTTTGACCAAGACCATACTTGAGCGCGGCCTGGGGGTCATTCTTCGCTTGTGTCAGAAGTCGCATAACTTCGGCGTAATACTTATTTTGATCCACCACGCCGCCACGTCCCATGGCAAGTGCTTGGGCTTCCGCCACAATCTGAGGAGGGAGGTTCGGTTGCGTCACGTTCCGAGCCCCAGCGCTGTTTGCGGAGCGGAAATGACTCATAAGTCTGTCAATACCCACTGTGTCAATCGTGACCGATTCGGTATCCGGCTTGCGCGATTCGGCCACTTCGGTTGTCTTATAAAGACCGGACACTTCCTGAAGGAGCCCTAGCACTTCTGCATTCTGATTGGCTTGGTCGAGTAGCTGTTGCTCCGACACGCCAAGTATTTTCGAATACTGACTCAGAATTTGCTTCTCTTCGGGAGAGAGATCGGGGTAACTAATGGAGCCGCCCCCGCCGCCCCTGCTGCCTGCCATTGCTCCTACAGCCGCCGCTGCAATCCATCCCCAGGGCATAATCATCCCTCCTTATAGGACCGGGTTCGGGCCTACGCCCAAAACGCGGTCGAAGAATCCGTACAGGGTGATGTCGTAAGCAATCGAAGACGCTGCCGTATTCCGCAGCTGGACGCCCTCGCTGGCGCTCCGTGGCGATTGGCCCATGACCAGAGTGCTGTTGCTCGGCACACGGGCATAATTTCGGACATCTCCGGAATCAGAGACAACGACGGTGGCAGCTACGGAAGCGGCCGCCCAGCCATAGACGCAGCCGGCGATATTGCCTGGAATCTGTGCCGATCCAGTCCCGGTTGCATGTGTATAGGTCAATGTCGCCGCGCCCGCTGTATTTGCCAAAAGAATCCCAGACATCGGGGCGCCGGTAGACGTTGATCCGCCCGCGAGCGTGTTATTAAACGTTGTAAGATTCCCCATCTGAGAGAACGCCAGAATGTCTCCGGTCGCCCCGCCCCGGTCTCCGTTTCGAATGAGGCCAAGGTATACCCAACTATTCGCCCCAAAGTTGGTATTAAGCGTCGAGAAGTTTGCTTGAAGCGGGAGAGTGGTTGATCCGACGAGAACGAACTTGGTCGAGTCAATCTGGCTCTTAACCGCGTAGATTGCATACCAGGTGTTCGTCGCCTCGCTCTCACCCGAGCGCATCCCGGAATCCTCAGTCCCGCTCGTAAAATTCGCTGTCGCCGTGATATCGAAACGCCGGTACTTCGTCGTGGAACTTGTGTCTTCCGTCACGGATCGCGCAGTCCCGTCCGGGAATATGATCTTCGTTTCATTGGATGTCCCGGTGTTGTTCTCCACGTCCACAAGCGTAGCGCTGATCCAAGTGAGCGTGGGGCGCCTGTACCCATTGATGTTCGCAAGGAACGTCTCATAGGGAGTCGTCACGTCGTGGTACCACTGAGACAAGCCCAAATTGGTTTTCGCGACATAGCGCAAGCGCTGAAGTTCTCCCGCCAAGTCGGTCGCCAAGGATTCGGCGGAGGCAGGGTAAGGATCGACCGTCGCTTGCATGGCGGCGAGGTTTGAGGAGGCGTCATCAATATTGGATGGAACCCCAACGTTCGTATAACCATTCTGAAATTCGTTGTTCCAGAGCGCCGCCGTAAGGGTTTGTCCTGTGACGACGGTGACAAGCTGGCTGACAGGGTAAGCCATTCTATTTCACCTTCTTTCCGGTTTTGACAGTTGCCAAATCTTTATATCGCGCCTTGACACGGTTCACTTCATCCGCGCTGAGTCCGCTTTTTTCCAAGGCTTTGTCATAGCCATTCTTGGCAACTTCAAGGCCCTTTTCTTCATCAATGGGCTTTTGAGCACATTCGTCACAATATTCCTGATACATGACCGACCCATTGGAGAGATGGACTTTGAACGTTCGGTAATTTGATAGATGCATAAAGCCAAAGACCATTTTTGATGGATCGCGTTGGCTTGGGATTTCAGTTCGTTTCTTTATGACAGCATGGCAGGCAAAGCAATGGGAATAAAGCATGCCGTACTCGTCATACGTAATATGGTCTTTGTCGTACATTATGGTTGCGCTCCTAAGGGTTCGTGGTCGATAAGACCTTGACTGATGAAGAAGTCCTCGCCCGCATTGGAGTTCTCGAATTCCACCTGTATCCGTTTCCCAACAGCTCCAAGTTCGAAAGACGCTTCGTTAATCTCTTGACCGCCAAAGACTGCGGTTCCGAACAAACCGCTTCCGAAAGCAGCCCCTTGTCCGACAGTCGATATGGTTCTCATCGTCTGCTGTACGCCGTCCGCCCACCAGTTCACATTGACCGTGTAATTGCCCTGCGGCGCAAAGACCGCTCGGCCTCGGCGGTAGAGCTTCCGCGTCCTGGGATTGTCGAAGGGGAGCTGCGGGGTGCGCCAGCGGGTGTCATAACCGTTCCCGTCATCGCTCTTAGACGATGAGTTGAGCCGCCAGGTGAACCCCGAATAGTCCCCGGTCAATACGCGCACGTCGCCTGCGGCGTTCCGATAAAGTGCCGCCACGTTGGCCCGATGACCGGAAGCATAGACCTGGTTGTCCTCAATCATCCATGCTTCATCGATTGGACGGTCTAAATAGAAGACAAGACAGGTGTCGTTTTGGGATTGCCCGAAGCGCGTCACCCAAATTCGCACCGCCCTGATAACCGGATCATAAATGCCGTGAAAATTGTCGATATTGGAAAGGTTGACGTTCTCACGAATCCAGGTATGGATATAGGACGGAC